TCAGTTGTTATTTGATAGCGACGGGGATTTTTTGCACCGTATGTCAATGGTTTCTACGGCGCGTCAGAACGGTAAAACGGTTGCGTTGACGGCGCTAGTTGGTTGGTGGCTGACCGAGATGCCTAAGCACCGGGGGCAACCGCAAACCGTGTTAAGTACCGCGCACCGTCTTGACTTGGCAGTCATGTTGTACGACAAACTTGCCGACATTCTTGAGTTGCGGTTTGGTGCAAAACTTATGCGGTCGTATGGCCGTAATCAGGTCACTATGCCCGACGGGTCAAAGTGGTTTATCCGTGCAGCCAACTCGAGCGTCGGTCACGGCATGTCTTGCGACCTGATCGTTGCTGACGAAATTTGGGATATTGGGTCAACGGTTATTGACGGCGGTTTGCTACCAGCGCAACGCGCCCGCCGATCACCATTGTTGAGCGCGTGGTCAACGGCTGGCACAGAGGCAAGTACGGCGATGCAGCGTTGGCGTGAACAGGGGTTGCGATCTATTGACCGTGCCGAGCCGTCATCGCTTTATTTTGCTGAGTGGTCGCCGCCGCCTGACATATCGCCTATGGATAGTCGCGCGTGGGGTTGGGCAAATCCAGCACTCGGCAAAACGCTAACGTTAAAAACGATTGAGGCTGAAAGTGAAAACCCTGATCGTGCGTCGTTTTTGCGCGCGTCATGCAACCTTTGGGTCGCGTCAGATAAATCGTGGATTGCACCGGGTTTGTGGCCTGAACTTGAGTACACCGACCCGATGCCTGACGGCGGCACAATCGCCATAGAAACCAGCCTCACCGACGACCGCTACTTTGCCACTCGAGCCGTTGTGTTAGACGATCGGCGCACCGTCGTCACCGTCGAGTTTGTTTGCGACACGTACGACGAAATGTTGCGACACGTTGAGCGTCTAGCAAAAAACACGGCAATTAAATTTGCTATCAGTCCGTCAATCGATATCCATTGGCCGTTAGCGCTTGAACGGCGCAGGGCAGTTGTCGGCTATGGCGAGATACTTAAATTTACGCCGCGCATAAAGTCAATGATCAACGAGAAACTACTTTGGCACACGGGCGAAAATATGTTGGCCGAACACGTGCAACGAGCCGTCGCGGTCAGGTCACAAAACAGCATTGCGCTATCGAGCCAGCGATCACCCGGCCCGATTGAGTTGGCTCGGTGTTTGGTTTGGTCAGCGGCGCTTGCGTCACGCCCGACCGCAACAGGCAAACCGATGATCGTTGTCGCTGGTGGCTAGTATTTTGCTGGGCGGCCGTTGAGTTCTTACTTTCTCGGTTGACGCTTAGCGGTCGCCTATCAACACCCGTCAAATAAATTGGTGGCATACTTACAGCATGGCGATATTCTCACGGTCAGTAAACAAGGCGGCGATATCGCCTGAGCCAACAAAAGCGGCAGCCGCAGGCGGGTACTACACAAACAGCGTCAACAACGGCGGCGCACAAATGATCGGCCAGTATTACTCGTACATTGAGGGCGATGCGCGCAACCGTGCAATGAGCGTACCAACCGTCAGTCGAGCGCGCGATCTAATGGCATCGGTGCTTGGTTGTATGCAACTAAAAATGTACAACGAAATTTGGAACGGCGACGAAATGGAAAAAGTGCCACTAGCGCCGCGCACTTGGTTACGACGCATAGACCCAACATTGCCAAACAGTTTTATTATGTCGTGGACATTTGACGATCTATTTTTCTTTGGTCGCGCATTTTGGTATATCACGTCACGCACCGCCGACGGATATCCAGCGTCGTTCACTCGATTACCTGCCGCAATGGTACAAACGCTTGATCAGTCAGGCCCAGTTTGGTTTGCACCGTCAAAAGAAATTGTTTTTCAAGGCGGCAGCCTAGACCCAAATGATGTCGTGCAATTTTTGTCACCGATACAAGGCATCGTTTATATGAGCGAAAAAGCGATTGCGACAGCGTTACAACTCGAGGCCGCACGGTTTCGCAATTCATCGTCGGCTATTCCGGCAGGCATTTTACGTCAGACAGGTGGCGAGCCGTTAAGCGCACAAGAGTTAGCCGATCTTGCGGCAGCGTTCAATGCGGCTCGAGCAACAAACCAAACCGCAGCGCTAAACGAATTTGTTACCTACACAGAAACACTAACTAGCCCTGACAAAATGTTGCTGATTGACAGCGCAGAGTTTCAGGCAATGGAAATGGCGCGACTATGCAACATACCGCCATACCTTGCAGGCGTATCGGTTGGCTCGTACTCGTACCAGTCGAGCGCTGAAGCGCGCATGGACTTGTGGACATTTGGTGTACGTGCTTACGCCGATTGCATCGCTGGCACACTCAGCCAAAACAACGTACTTCCTAACGGGACGTTCTGCGAATTTGATGTCGAGGATTACCTAAAGGGCGAATACTCAATGAGTGACTACCGTGAGGACAATTCCGAAACCCCGATACCAAATGGAGTATTATAAAATTTATGATCAGATTAACCCCTTCACAGATCACGGTTGACGCAGCGGCGGCAGAGGGCTTGCCGTCGCGCTCAATCTCAGGCGTAGCAGTCACATACGACGAAACAGCCGTTGTAAACGACGGTACAAAGGTACGGTTTTTGCAAGGGTCGTTGCCAGTCACGGGGCGCGACCCGAAACTTTTTGGACAACATGACAGCAACCAAATTATTGGCAAAGTTGTGGAGCGTCTCGACACGCCGCAAGGCATGATGTTTACTGCCAAGATTAGCCAAACACGGTTGGGCGATGAGTATTTGACGCTGGCAAATGACGGCGTTATTGACGCAGTATCGGTTGGCGTTACCCCAACAAAATTTAGTTACGACGAGGCAGGCGTAATGATCGTCGAGGCCGCCAACTGGTCAGAACTATCGCTAGTTAGCGAAGGCGCGTTTAGTGGCGCAGTCATCACCGAGGTCGCAGCCAGCGCACCCGACGAGACTATCCACGAAACCGAGCCACAAGTAGAGTTACAATCAGAACAAGACACAGAACAGGAAACAATCATGAGCGACAAAATTGAAACACAAGTAGTTGAAGCAGCACAAGCAACAGTTGACAAATTGTGGGCGCAACCAAAACAAGAATTTAAGATGCCAAGCGCAGGCGAATATCTTGCCGCTATGCACATCGGCGGCGACACGTTCGCAAAAGTAAATAACGCGTTCCAATCTGCTAACCGCAAAAACCAAACAGCGTTGCAGGCAGCTGCAGGCGATATTTTGACAACCGATACACCGGGTTTGTTGCCAGTTCCAGTTCTTGGCCCACTATTCCAAGACCTCAACTTTGTGCGACCAGTCGTATCAGCGTTGGGCGCTCGAGCAATGCCGAACACACCAAGCAAAACATTTATTCGCCCAACGATCACAACGCACACTTCGGCAGCAACACAAACCGAAGGTGCGGCAGCATCAGCAACAACAATGGTGATCGCAAGCAACACAGTCACAAAAACAACCGTTGCAGGTCAAGTCACTTTGTCGGTACAAGACATGGACTTCACAGACCCAGCATCAATGAACTTGATCTTGAACGACCTTGCAGGCGAATACCTGATCGCAACTGACAACATTGCAGCCGACAACATGGTTGCAGGCAAAACTGCGTCAGGTTCGACATGGACAGTTACAGCAGGCGACCCAACATCGTTGGTGAACTCGTTGTTTGACGCTGCACGAGAAATTGCAGAGGACAGCAACTACTTCCCAACTCACTTGTTTGTTTCACCTGATGTTTGGGAAAAACTTGGGTCACAGTTGGACAACAGCAAGCGCCCATTATTCCCAGCAGTAAACGGCCAAAACATCGTGCAACAAAACGGTTTGGGTACAGCATCAGGCAACCTGACCTACAACTCAATGAACCCACTCGGTTTGCAACTCGTAGTTGACAACAACTTTGCTGCAAGCACCATGCTCGTTGTTTACGCACCGGGTTTCGAAGTGTACGAACAACAGAAAGGCATCATGTCGGTAGAAGTACCGTCAACATTGTCGCGCACGTTCTCGTACTACGGGTACTTCGCAACCTTCGTTGCCAAGTCGTCGTTTATCCAGTCAATCGCGATCGCCTAATCGCATAGCGGCCTAACCGCTATGGCAACATATCTAACAGCGTCAAAACAGTTACTAAATAACTACGCCTGCATATCTACGCTCGAGCCAACCGACATACAGGTTGGCGACAGCATTACTGTCGGCAGTTTAAGCGCACCGTTTGACGGCACGTTCACGGTACTGAACTGCCCGCAATACAAATACACGGGCATAGACAGCGTTACTGGCGAATGGACATTTGACGAAACACAGCCGATTGCTAATCAACTGCTTTACGCCTGCACAGGCAACGCAGTCGAGTTCGTTGCGATCTACACCGGCACGGTTGCGTTCACGCCGACCTGCTCGTGGATTACGGCAGCAAACCTAGTCACGTATTTGGGTGTCTCGATAACTAACCCGTCAGATGATTACACGTTGATTACGCAGGCTGTGAGCGCTGGCAACCAGTTTTGCAGTCGTCGTCGAGCCGAGGCAGGCTATAACGACAGCCTTAGCACGTCGCCTAGCGGTGATGTCACGCTTGGCACTTTAATGTATGCAGCGGCGTTGTGGCGTTCGCGTGGCTCGCTTGAGAACGTGTTTGCGTCGTTTGACGGCATGGGTACAGCACCCCAGCAATCGTTAACGCCGATCGTTAAACAGTTGTTAGGTATTGACCGACCAGCGGTTGCCTGATGCCCGCACCATACACCGATCTATTTAACGAGACGTTAGACGATCTTGCTACAACGCTGACCGCAATTACGTCGTTGCGTGTCGTGACCGACGCAACAAAACTTGTGCCAAATTGTGTGTTTATTCAAGCGCCAAGTTTTACGACGATCGCTGGCAACGGCAACATCGTACGCATGGACTACCCGATAAAAATTGTTGGCAGCGGCCCAGCAGGGCTACCTGTGTTGCGTGAAATACTACAAATCACCGCAACCGTTTTAGGGTCGGCAATAATCGTCATGTCGGGTCGCCCCGGCACACTCGACATAGGTGGCCAAGAATACCCGTGCTACGACCTATCGGTAGGCGTACAAGCGCAAACTGCGTAATGCACACAAACACACAGCCGTTATGGTAAAACTAATACAGACAACTAAGGAGTAACAATGCCAACTAGCACCTATCTATCAAACCCAGTCGTTTTAATCGGTGCGTCAAGCGCCGCGACGACCGACATCACCGACCAAGTATCGGCAGTCACCGTTAACTACGTTGTTGAAGCACTTGAGGACACCGCGTTTGGCTCGACAGCCCGCACCAACACCGCAGGCCTGCAATCGAACAGCGCGACATTGACTTTGTATGCGTCGTACGCGTCGTCAGAAAGTTACGCGTTGTTGTCGGTGCTTGTCGGCACAAAATGTTATATCAAAGTCACCCCAGCATCGGGCGCAAACACCGCAACAAACCCCGGCTTTGAGTTGACCAACACGTTCTTGAGCGCGTTGCCAGTTGTCAATGCAAACCTCGGCGAATTGTCAACATACGACATCGAACTTGTAGGCGGCTCGTACACAGTTGACGTAACATGATCTAACGTGCCAATACTGGCCGAGAACAGGAACAGGCAATGCGATTAAAACTAAAAGTTGATTTACAAGACGGCACAGCGCCACTCGAATTAACGACAAATATGTTTGTCATTTGCGAATGGGAAAAAACCGAGGGTCGCAAAATTAGCGACGGCAAAGGCATCGGCTACACCGATCTAGTTTGCTGGGCGTACAACTTGTTGAAACTTAGCGGCGAAAAAATGCCTGCAACATATCGTGATTGGGTTAAAGCAAACCCGAACATGACGATTGAGGCGATCGACGAGACAGACCCAAACCATATGGCGTAGGCAGTTACCGACGGCAACTAGCCGAATTGCTAGTCGCTA